GTCTTTGATTTCGTATAGCTTTTCAGCGCACCGATGCTGTCCGTCACCTTGTCGAACTTGCCCACCTGCAGCGCATCACTTATCTCGATGTCCATCTGCCCGGGTTCGTTCACCTTGCGGCTGATTTTGGTGATACGGCTCTGACGGTAGCCTTTTTCCGGGAAATACTTCCGGCTCTCCAGCTTCACCCTCCGGCCCACAAACAGGTCGATGCCGTGCTCCTCGATGTATACCGGGTCTGTCGGGGCTTTGTAGGCGGCAATGTCCAGCCAGTACTCCTTGTTGTACTCGTCCACCGCAACCGCAAACTCCTCTTCGGCCAGCCGGTAATACTCATCCGGCATCCGGATGTTCCACAGGATATAGGTGTCGCCTGCTCGGGGCACCAGCTTGCCGCCCGGCAGCTGGGTGTCGTCATCATAGGGCCAGATGGTAATCAGTTCAAATTCCCTTGCCGCACTGTCGTAGTTCACCTTAAAGTAGTGGTCATCGCTTTCTCCCAGCCCGGCCAGGTCGCCCGTCTGGAACGACACACGTTTGGTCTCGTCGGCCAGCTCGTACAGGTTGGGGTCAAAGTTCAGTTCCCCGTCCCGGAAGTAATAGACGGTGAATTTGTTCCCTTCCTCGTCCGTCACCTCCTCGCTGCGTACCGAGCTCACCGTACCCACCCGGTGGGGGTAGATACCGCTGAAGGCATCCTGTTCGTAATGGTCATAGATGCCGTATTCCTCCACACCCTGCTCGATGTACTTCCTGCCGCCGGGAAGCATCAGACGCGGGCTGCCGTATTTCTCCGCATCGATGTTGCGGGTCGAGCCTACCGGGAACAGGCGCGTATAGAATTTGGCCGTGTTGCTCGTATCTCTTTCCAGGGAGGTCAGCCCCTTGCCATAGCCAAGGGTGATTTCTTCCCCGTGTTCGCAGCGGCACACGTTCACAGTCTGCCCCTCAACCCACCATTCCACCTTGCCGCCTGCCTTTTCCGCGATGGCTTTCAGCGCTTCGTCGCAGTACATCCCCTCGTAGTCTATCGTGATCAGCTCCGTACCTTCCACCGTACCCGTCTTCCAGTCAGTAATGTGGCCCATGCCGTCATTGATAGCCTTCACCACCATCGCCACATGCTCGCGGGGCGTGGCCGTCAGGGTAAACAGGGGGTTGGTGTCCCCGTCCGTCGTCTCCAGCACCAGGAACCGCTTGATCAGGCTCTCGATACCGTATAGCTTCAGGTTATACTCCCATTCACCATCGCTCACCTGCTTCGGCGTGTAGCGTTCTGTCAGCCAGTACCGTTCGCCCAGATAGTCCGTGTAGTCGTTCACGTCCAGGGGCAGGAAGGCATAATAGCTGAACGACAGGGAAAGCACATTGTCTCCCTGCACCTCCTTGCTTTGCGTCGAGCTGTCGTTCACGGCCACATCCGCACGCTTGGTTCCGGCTTTATCATATATCGTTAGAAGCATATTCTAATAGCGTTTGAATGGTTATATAATCGGTTTCGGTTCCCGGAACTTTACCCGGAACTTTCCGGCATGCACACCTTCCGTCCACAGATAGGTCAGCGGGGTGAACTTCGTACAGTCGGCATACTTCACCCGCAGCTGCAGATCCAGCTGGGGGAAACGGATCTCCAGCCAGCCGTCCTTCCCTTGCTTCAGGAAATTCACAAAGGCAAAGTACTGCTTCATCCAGCCTGCCTGTGTCTTGTTGTACAGGGCGAAATGAAGTGTCACATCCCGCGCTTCATTCCGTGGGGTGAGCACAGTACTGTATTTTTCCCCGTGCTCTTCCCGTATATCCACGGCAGTATCCTTTTTGGCCTTGCTCGGGGTCAGTATGGCCGTCAGGTTCTCCATGCCCCCGCGCCGCTCTTCCACCAGGAACACGCCGTATTCCGTCCAGATGTCCGTGCCGTTCACCAGCACCAGTCCGCTCAGTATATTGCCCATATCACTTCACTTTTAGTCCGTCACGTATCATTTTCTTTATCACTTCCTTCAGTTCGCCCAGGTGTCCGGCGCTCACACCGGTGTTCTCGGCTATCCGGACCAGATGGCCTTCGGCCGTGTCCATCTTCTCCACCACGCTTTCCAGCCGGTCGTCCATGCTGCTCCAGTGCTGCAGTCCGCCGGTGAACATGCCTTCCAGCTTCGTGCCCTGGTCCTGCGTCATGGCCGTAAAACCGCCTGCCTTCGCACTCTGGCTGGTGCCGCCGGCTTCGGTCTTGTCGTAGCCTGTGGCGGCAGCCAGGTTGTCACGCAGGGCAAGGGCTTCATCCACATACTGCATGTACTCTTCAGTCAGCGCGTTCCGTTCCGCCTCGGTCAGGTCGTTGTCCTCCATGGCCTTGCCGAACCTCTCCCACCAGCCTTTCAGTTTGTCGCTGTACATCTCACCGATCTTGTTGCTCAGCATCGCCCGCATGAAGTACTCGGATATATCCTCCGCCGCATCCTTGGCACCGTACTTCATGTTCATCAGGTTGTCGATGAAGCTGCTGTACATACCGTCGAATGAAATGCCCGTCAGCCCTTCATACAGCTGGTCGGTCAGTTCCTCCAGCTTGCCGGCCTGCGCTATGTAGTCATCCAGTTTCTCGGTCAGTCGCCCGCCATAGCCGCCCTTGCCGGTATTCTGGATTTGCGTCCACATATCCACATTCGAACGCAGTGCCTTCATCTCCTCCGGGTTCAGGCTCCACAGGTTCCCGTCCCACTGGCGGCCAATCTGTCCGCTAAGCTTGTCTATTTGTGCCTGGCTGAAGCCTCCCCAGTAGTAGTTCCAGCTGTGGTGGCTACCATGGTAGCCGGCTTGTGTCATCGCCATCTGCAGGTAGTTCGAATTCGTCTCCTGCTGCATCTTGTACGCATCGCGGTAGGCGGCCACACTCTTTGTTCCCCGGCTCTGCTTGATGGTGTCTGTCAAATCCTCAATCGAGGTCTGCAGCATCTCGTTCCGGTTGGTCAAACGTTCCATGGCAGCCTGCACTTCCTTGGCGTTTCCACCGATACCGAACAGCTTGTTGAAACCTCCGAAAGACACCGTATTCAGCAGTCCTCCGATTCCTTTCACAAGTGAACCGCCTATCTGTTTGAACAGGTCCCCGCTGAGGATATTGTCAAGTATCCCGGTTATCGCATTGAAGATGGTATCTATCAATGATGAGATAACCGGACCAATACCGTCTTTCAGCAAATCCAATATGGACAGAATGGCCGATATGATCTGCCCGATGACTCCGGCACTTGACAGGGTCTCGGACATCCGGCTGATGGCATCACCGACCTTGCCTCCGATATTCAGTTTTGAAAGACCGGTAAGCATGTTCTGTATTCCTTCAAATGATCCCTGCAAGGTTCCGCTTGCAAAACCGTGCAATCCGTCGGATACCATGTTCAACCCGTCAACCGTGTCCCGGGAGGCACTTTTCACCTCCCCGGCAAGCGCCTTCATCTCAGAGGTGGCGTTCAGGTATTCTTCGTCAGCTGAAATGCTGGACGATTGGGCCATTTGAAGAGCGATTTTAGTACGTTCTATTTCTGCCTGGTTACCGCTTTCAAGAGCCTTGTTGTAATCGGTCTGCGCTGCTTTTAACCGAATGAATGCCGCTTCCTGCTGCAGTTCCGCATTTTGCACGCGTGTTACGGCATCCCCCAAAGCGTGCATCTGCGTTTGCAGCCGGGCAAAATCCAATGTCCCGTTGCCACCGGGGAGCATGCTTTGAATACGTTCGATGGCATCGTAAACGACCTGCTGGTCTGCGGCTCCCGTTTTTTTGAACTCATCCGTCTTGACATACTGTTTAAGCTCGCCAAGCAGGTTCTTCATCTGGTCTGCAAGCAGACCGGTCAAATCCCCGAACGCTGCTCCCCAGTCTATCTTCTGGGTAAGGGCTTCCATGTCCACTTTGTGCACAGCCGCATCACGCTGCTTCTCCAAAGTCAGCCTTTCTCCCTGGGACTGTGCCTTGCGGATTTTCTCGGCATATTCTTCAGCGATGGCCAGTTTCTGCTGCTGGAAGGTCCCGTATTCCTTCAGATAGTCACGCATGGCTTCCGCCTCTTCCCTGTACACGTCCGCCTCCGCTTTTTTCCGGGACGCGGTGTTTGAGGCACGGGCTTTTTCAAGTTCATCCTGTTGCTCCCGGGTAAGTCCGTTATCTCCGGTGGAAAGACCGGCTTCCTTGTTCTCACGCTTCCAGTCGGCTTCCTGCCGGTTAATTTCTTCTTTTCTCGCGTTATAGTCATATTCGATTTGTGCCAGTTTCTTTTCGGTACCGGCTTGCATGCGGTCTATCTCTTCCTTCCGGTTTTCAGCCTGCAAGACGGCAAGATCCTGCGCCAGCCTGCGCTCTGTGGCAAGCCGTTGCTTGGCTTCCGCTTCCGGATTCTTCCCGGACTGATTGGGGTCGATATGCCCGCCGATGCCTGACTTCTGTTCCAGTTTCAAGCGTTCCTTGGTTAAATTCTCCGCTGCTAATATATACCCGTTATATTCTGATTTAAGCCGCTCTATTTCTTCCTTTTTTTTCCAACGTCCGTTATTATTCTGTTTATAGGATTGATCAGAAGAAAAGAAACGGTCAACCTTTCCTCCATATCCCCACCAAGTATCAAATTCACTCTCGTCCTTAGCCTCTGCCTCGGCTATTTTCTCATCAACCTCTGACGCTTTTTTTACTAAATTCTGTACTTTCGCTTGGAGATAGAGAGACTGTACATAATCCTCACTCTTTTTTATGATGGCATCATACCATTCAGAAAGTGTTTTATAATACCCGAAAGATTCTCCGTATTTACGGTTCAGTGCTTCCACCTTGGCCTTTTCCTGTTCCTTGCTGCCGGTAAAGTTCTTTATCTCATCGATGACCGATTTCAGTTCAAAGCGTGTACGCACCATCTGGGCACGGCCGTCCTTCTCTATCTCGGTCATTTCCTTCAGCGATATGTTGAATTCATCCACGCCTTTTTTGGCGCCGAACAGGCTCTTCGTCCAATCCCAGATTTCATCACCGTACATTACCAGCAGCATGATGCCGGTGGTCATGGCCGTCTGCCAGGAAAAGAGCGAGGA